GTATTATGTTAGAAGAGTAAGGGTTGGTAAGAACGAAGCGATATATACTTACTTAAAAGAAAACCACCCTGAACTTGTTGAAGACGAGTATTTCAGACCACATGATACCGCGGTTATTGGTATTCCACAAAAAGCTCCAGAAGGTTCTATTTTGAGAAATGAATCACCAATCCAACTTCTTGAAAGAGTTAAGAAAGTTCATATGGAATGGATTAAACCAGGTCACAGAACAGGAAATAATTCTCACAATGTATCGGCAACTGTCTCTATTAGAGAACACGAATGGCCTGCAGTTGGTGAGTGGATGTGGGAAAATAGAGACCACTATAATGGATTATCAGTTTTACCATATTCAAACCATACATACAAACAGGCTCCTTTTGAAGATTGTACACAGGAAGAGTATGAAAAATTAATGGAAACATTACACGATGTAGATTTATCTAAAATTGTTGAATTGGATGATGATACAGACTTAAGTGGTGAAATTGCTTGTGGGGCTAACGGGTGTGAGGTTACATTAGTATAAAAAACGATTTAAATAACAAATTCAAAAGGTGTGTAATTCAATTTTACACACCTTTTGAATATTTATAGTTATGGGAAAAAAAGGAGAATCAAAATATTTTGGTGTTTTTACTAAGGGTCAAAAATTTGGTAAATACACGGTAGTTAATGGTGAAGTGGTATTAAAAAGAGAGTCACAAATATTGTGTTTGTGTGATTGCGGTACTGAAAATTATGTTTCATGTTGGACGCTAAAGAATGGTAAGTCTAAGGGATGTTTGAAATGTAATAATCCGAGGCCTGGTGAAAAAAATCCACTGTGGGGTGGATATGAAAACATAAGTGGAAAATATTATGGTAGAATCAAACGTAATGCTGAAAAAAGAAATATTGTTTTTGATTTATCAATTGAGTATTTTAATCAAGTTTTGGTTGAACAAAATTTCAAATGTAAATTAAGTCAAGTACCAATATACTTTTCACATTCAAAAAAAGACAATTATGAGGCAACAGCATCAGTTGATAGAATTAATTCTAGTATAGGGTATATTATTGGTAATATACAGTGGGTACATAAAGATGTTAATCTAATGAAAAATCATTTCAATCAAGAATATTTCATAGAATTATGTAAAAAAATTAGTGATGGAAAATATAGAAAACAAACAGAGGGAGAAGAATAAACTTCTCCCTTCCTATTATTACATTGAAGGAAAAATGATAGTCTTTACTGAAGACTATCATAAAGATAGAGGACATTGCTGTGGGTCAGTAAATGGGTGTCGTCATTGTCCTTATGAACCAAGAGGAGTAAAAGGAAATACTACTTTATATGAAAAATAGTCTGCGTATATTTATGTAATATGGCAGATGGTACTACATACGGTTTATTTTTTCCATTTCAAGATTCAAGAAGGGGGAACTACTTAGCTCTAACTGAATATGAGTCACAAGAAATAAGAGCGGACTTAATTCATTTATTATTAACTAGAAAGGGTTCACGATATTTTTTACCTGATTTTGGTACAAGATTATATGAATATATATTTGAACCATTTGATGGTTTAACATTCAGTGCAATAGAGTCTGACATTAGAGATTCTATATCACAATTTATGCCAAATTTAATTGTTAATAATATCTCTATTGAGCCAATATCATCTGAGGATGAAGTTAATGGAGATTTTAAGGGTACTATAGGTAGCACTTCACTTTATGATGTCTATAGGTTACCAGGAAAAAACACATATGAATATACTGCTAAAATAAGAATAGACTATTCAACAGGAAATTCAGTATTTTCTCAAAGTGATTTCGTTATTGTTAATATTTAATACAAGATGGCTAACAACAAAATATCATATACGGTCAGAGATTTTCAGGGAATAAGAGCGGAACTTCTTAATTATTCAAAAACATATTATCCTGATTTAATACAGGATTTTAATGATGCTTCTGTTTTCTCAGTTTTTTTAGATTTAAATGCCGCAATTGCAGAGAACCTACATTATCATATAGATAGAAGTATACAAGAAACGGTTCTTCAATATGCACAACAAAGGTCTTCAATTTATAACATTGCAAGAACTTATGGATTAAAAATACCTGGTCAAAGACCAAGTGTTGCTTTAGTTGATTTTTCAATAACAGTTCCGGTGTTTGGAGATAAAGAAGATGAAAGATATTTGGGACAACTTGTAAGAGGTTCTCAAGTTAGCGGAGCGGGCATTGTATTTGAAAATATTTACGATATTGATTTTACTTCACCATATAATGCTCAAGGGTTTCCTAATAGATTAAAAATACCAAACTTTAATACTAATGGAGTTCTTTTAAATTATACAATAACTAAAAGAGAACTTGTTGTTAATGGTATTACAAAAGTATTCAAAAGAGTAATTTCACCAAATGATGTTAGACCTTTCTTTGAATTATTTTTACCTGAAAAAAATGTTTTAGGTATTACAAGTGTTTTATTAAAGAACGGAACTGACTATACAAATGTGCCAACAGTTGCAGAATTTCTTGGGGCTGATAACAGATGGCTTGAGGTTGATGCTTTGGCAGAAGATAGAATTTTTGTTGAAGACCCAACTAAAGTATCTGACCAACCCGGAATTAAAGTTGGTAGATACATTCAAACTAATAATAGATTTATTTCAGAATATACACCCGAAGGATTTAAAAAAATGACTTTTGGTGGAGGAACAACATCGGCTCAAGACCAACTTAATATGTTCACTAATTTAGGAACACCTTTGAATATTCAAAATTATTTAAATAACTTTTCACTTGGTTCGGCATTAGTTCCAAACTCAACTCTGTTTATTCAATATAGAGTTGGTGGTGGATTGGCCACAAATTTAGGTACAAATGTTATTAATCAAGTTGGGACAGTTAATTTTTATGTTAAGGGACCTTCAGAAATTACAAACTCTTCTGTTGTTAATTCTTTGAGATGTGTAAACGTAACAGCTGCAATTGGAGGTGCTAATCAACCTTCCATAGAAGAAGTTAGAAACTATGTATCATTTAACTTTTCGGCTCAAAAAAGAGCGGTAACGGTTCAAGATTATGAGGCGTTATTAAGAAACATGCCGTCACAATTTGGGGCACCTGCGAAAGTTTCTATTACAGAAAATGATAATAAAGTTCTTATTCAGATATTATCATATGATACTTCAGGTAAACTTACAAGTATTGTATCAAACACACTTAAACAAAATATTGCAAATTATTTATCTAATTATAGAATGTTAAACGATTATATTTCAATACAAACGGCACAGGTAATTGATGTGAGTGTTGAAGTTTCAATTGTACTACAAGCAACTCAAAATTCAGGACAAGTCATAACTGATGTTGTAAATAAAATATCTGATTACTTTAATCCTCTATTTAGACAACTTGGTCAAAATATTTATTTATCTGAAATAAAAAGTATTATACAAAATCAAGAAGGTGTTATAACTGTTTCTGGATTAAATATATATAATCAAGTTGGTGGTCAATATTCTTCATTTGAAACATCAATGCAATATTCTAATGAAGAAACAAGATTAATACAACCCGTAGACGATACAATCTTTGCGGAACCCGTTCAAGTCTATCAGGTAAGATATCCAACTAAAGATATTAAAGTAAGTGTAAAGAATTTCCAAACAGTAACATTCTCCTAATAAGTTTATTTATCTGAAATGGTTAGTACATTTATAATGGTGTTTTTACACTCTGTAAAAATTTGCCCTAAACTATTTATAGATTAAAGACCAAATGAGTCAAAGCTACAGAATAAGAACAGAGTTAGGGATTAACAAAACAATTAATGTAGAACTCAATCAAGATTTTGAATCTTTAGAGATTTTATCTTTAAAACTTCAACAAACAGATGTTTATGCTCGTTCTTGTGCAGATTATGGAGTTGTTGTTGGAAGAGTTACTGCTAATAATGGTTATGGTATTGCAAATGCAAAAATTTCTGTTTTTATACCAGTAACTGCTGAAGATTCAACAAGTGATTTAATATCACCAATATATCCGTACACACAACCAACAGATAAAAATGAAGATGGGTATAGATATAATTTATTACCGTATGAAAAATCATATAGTAAACACGCATCAACAGGTACGTTTCCAACAAAACAAGATGTCCTTACTAATGCAACTGCAATAGAAATATTTGACAAATACTATAGGTTTACAGTAAAAACAAATGATAGTGGTGATTATATGATAATGGGTGTTCCAACAGGATTCCAAACTCTTGTGACGGATGTTGACTTATCTGACATTGGAGAGTTTTCATTAACACCACAAGATTTGATTAGAATGGGATTGGCGACAGAATCACAAGTTG